CATTCGCTTTTGAGTAAACAGACATAACCAGGCCAATAATGCCCTCAAGATAAGACGCGCCACCGCGTTTGCTGGCGTTTTCCAGCTTTCTAAGTACAAGGCCAAGCTCGTCGACGCTGTAAAATGCGGCTTGGTGGCGCAGAAGGTTGCGCATAAGCTCCTGTTCAGACTTGAACCCGCCGTGAACTGCCCCTTGTGTCGACGCTGCCTGCATAATCTTCAGGTATGCTTGCTGTACTGCCTCCTTGCCTGTTCCTGAGCCAGCTACACAGAACGCTATGATGTTTGCGCTCATGTCGTCAAGCTCATCTATGAAGCGCATTCCAGCGAGTCCTGAGACGGCGCACAGGGCAGCGGCAACAGCCAAGTTTTCACGAGGGTAAAGGCATTGGTTGTTTATCCATGCGGTAAGATCCCCGATGTATCCAGGTGGGCGCTTTAGGTCTATGCCGGTTGTATCCAGGTCGGCAGGCAATGGCTCGCCCTTGTACTCAAACGTCACATCTTCTGTATATCCGCCTTCTCTGGCGTGATGCAGTAACGTACCGTAACCAGCCGGGTTTAATGTTTTCCCAAAGCTGTGCCAATGGCGCGCCAAAGGCTCATGGCCAGGGTAGTCTTCGCCCGTTGCGCTCCACTCATCCCAAAGGTTTAAGCCTGCCCCGCCTGTGCAATGGTGGGTTGCCATGCCAATCTTTACCCATGTCTCATAGTTGGTATTTGGTGAAATAAACGTAAGCAACAAAGCAATCTGAGCCTGATCAACGTCGACTTCACCGCCGTCTGTTGTAACCCTGTGAAACTTTGGCTTACGTAGCAGCTCTATAAGATCATCAGGTGCCGGCTGCACATCTTGAGGAAAACCCTTAACCGTTTCATAGTCAGCGCCGCTTGCGTGGCTGGATCCTGCCCCCACAACGAATCCTGAAGATTTTAAGTCCACCCCTGGGTAGGCGTCTAAATTCTGAGACAAAGATACGCTTTCAGTCATCATAAAATAATGATGTTGGCTTCCGTCGCCTGAGCCTGTATTGACTACAAATTTAGAATCCGCGCATCCCGGAATGTCTTCACACAACTTCTTAAACGAATCAACCCCTCCGTTTCGTGCGTCTACGTCAATTACCAGGAAGCCAGCGCAAAGTACGCCAAAGCCCGTGTCAAAGTGGCCAAGCTGGTCAAAGGTGTCTATCTGCTCGTCTGACCAGTGGGGTACGCTCTGCCAGTTACTAATCACAGGATGCTTAAAAAGCGCCTTGCAGTTTTTATCACCGCAATCGCAGGCTCCTTTAGTGACGCCGTTTAGCCCGAAGACTCGAAAGCCGCCTTCTATGTAGTCGTGAATTTCACTGATCATTTTCAGGTTCCGCCTTTAGCTTTCCACCGCTCTTTACCTCAAGTTCGTACTGGCGCGGCATGGGCGGAAACTTTCCCCACCGGTATATGACGTGCGGCCAAATGTCGATTGCAGTTGCCAGCCCTTTAATACCACCAAAATGATGCTTAGCTTCGTCGGTCGTCATGATTTTTAATCCTAAGTGTTCGTGTTCGGTGTTGACATAGTAACCGCAACGGCATAATCTAGCAACCGTCATAACGACAAACACCCAATGAGGCGAAACAAGATGAGCTATTTAGAGAAGGCAAAAAAAGCAGAACCGCAAGCGCCGGTTTTGACAATCGTAGGTTTCCCAGGCGTCGGCAAATCTACCATTGCCGCACTGTTTCCGGCTCCCATTTTCATTCAGGCAGAGAACGGTTCTACTGTTTTTGAGACTTGGCCAGAAGATAAGCAGCCGCAGTTTTTCCCAGAAATTCCAGCGCCCAACTTTAAGCGTGAAATTCGGCCAAGCGAGGTTATTATTGATCAGCTCCGCGAGCTAATTACCGCTGATCACTCTTTCAAAACCGTTGTGATTGACACAATAACATCCATGAACTCGCTGTTTGAGTCGGAAGTGGTTGAGTTTGACCCGCAAGGCGTTGACAACATTGGCGAAGCTGCGGGCGGTTTCCACAAAGGATTCTTGGTAGTTGCCGGAATGCACGTAAAGATTCGCCAGGCTTGTGAGCACCTACGCCGCAAGGGCATTGCCGTTGTTTTCTTGTCGCATACCGGCGTCGTCAAAATGAAGAACCGCCCAGATGCAGGAGAGTACACGGCCTACAGCATGGACATGCCAGAAAAAGCCCGTCAGATCTATATTAGCTCAAGTGATGCGGTTTTGTACCTTAAGGCCCGCGAGTTTGTTATGGGTCATGAGCAAAACAAAAAGGGCCAAACCACAAAGTATGGGCGCGTTACAAACACTGGTGAGCGCGTTTTGATTACTAGCAGCGACGGCACTATCGGCTATGTCGACGCAAAAAACCGTTACAGCCTGCCCGAAGAGATTGACGTAGAAAAAGAGCAAAACCCATTACTGGCTTTAATCCCGTTTTTTAATGGCGGCAAAACCGCACCCGCAATCAATGAGGAAGTTTAATTATGTCATTCTGGAATCTTAACGACGGATCATCAGTAGAAAACAACGGCGCGTATGAACTGGGCGGCGGTGACATTGAGCCAATCCCAGGCAACACAGGATGTATTGCAGCCATAGAGGAAGCTAAATGGGACGAATACAACGAAGACCGATTTATCAGCCTTAAATGGCGCGTAATGAAGCCTGACGAATTCGCCAAGCGCGTGATCTTTCAAAAGGTAAAAGTCTTTGGCACCAGTCGCGACAAAGACCCGCAGGCAACCGCAGACAAAGCTAAGCGCATGCTGGCCGCAGTTGATCAGAACGCTGGCGGTAAGCTCATGAAAGTGCAAGGTGAGCCAAGCGACACAGATCTTATGACCGCTCTTGTGGGCAAGGTTATGGCTATCAAGGTTCAGATCTGGGAGCTGGACAAAGACGACAACGGTCAAGTCATCCCGAAAGATGAACGCAAGCGCGGGAACTGGGTCAGTGCTGTGTCGCCTGCCAAGGGTGCTGCGGCCAAGGCAGCTAAAGAAGCGCCGAAAGCTAAAGAGCCTGAGCCGGAAGAAGTTGACGACATCGACGACGACGTACCTTTCTGATATAAATCAATAACTTAGGGGCGCTTGCGCCCCGACACTACCCAATGAGGAATAGCAAAATGGAACAGCGATCCGAAGAATGGTTTAAAGCCCGCAAAGGAAAATTGACAGGCTCAAACATTGGCGCAGCTTTGGGCGTCAATCCATGGAGGACGCCAGAAGATTTAATCCGCCAGATGGTGCGCGAGTATCACGGCGCAGAATCTGAGTTTGCCGGAAACATAGCGACGGACTACGGAACATTACATGAGCCGCTTGCGACATTGGACTATATGGGCGATACCGGCAACATGGTTGATGATACCGGGTTTCACGTTCACCCCAGCCACGATTGGCTAGGCGCAAGCCCTGACGGGCTTGTTGATGATGACGGCGTTGTTGAAATTAAATGCCCGTTTGGGCAGCGCAATAAAAACCCGCCAGAATTTAAGACCTGCGCAGAGCAGCCGCACTACTTTGCCCAGGTTCAAATGGAAATGGCCTGCACAGGTCGCCAGTGGTGCGACTTTTACCAGTGGGCAAAACACGGCGATAGCCTAGAGCGTATTGAATATGACCCAAAATGGTTTACTGACAACTTGCCGGTTTTACTGGAATTTTATGATCGTTACGTAATCGCACTGGAAAACCCTGAACACCTCGAAGACAAGCACAAAGAAATTAACACAGTCACGGCGCAAAGTTTGTTGGATGAATACGACCAATTAAGCGCAACGATTGACGACTCAACAGCGCGCAAAAAAGAAGTTCTTTCTGAAATCGTAAAGATCTGCAAAGAAAGAAACTCTTTAGTTTGCGGAAGAAAGCTAACGTTGGTTGAGCGCAAAGGATCCATTGCTTACGCGAAAGTGGTTAAAGAACACCTGAAAGACTTAGATTTAAAGCCGTACACCGGGAAGCCTAGCGAGTATTGGAGGTTGTCGTGAAAAAAGCCATACAAACAGAGTGGAAAGGTTATAAATTCAGAAGCCGCCTAGAAGCGCGATGGGCGGTATATTTTGAAGCAGTTGGCTTGGAGTGGGAGTATGAGCCGGAAGGGTTTGTACTAAAAGACGGAAGCTGGTATCTGCCAGACTTTTATTTACCAACGATAGAGGCATGGGTAGAGATAAAGCCAAAAAATGGCAGTAGGGCTGATGTTTTTGAAAAGCTAAAACTTATGATAGAAAGTGGAGTTTCAGGAAAACACAAAGCATGGGGTTTTTTTGGAGACCCTGTTGATCACCACTGGATGCTCCCAGTTTTTTCAACTAGAAAAAGTAAGGGCAATTGGGTTGAGGAATGGGGGGAGATGACCGCATTTTCAGTTGAAAAAATAGACGGAAGGCTATCAGAGTTTTCAACGTTTTCCTTGTCTACTTATGATCTTATTAAAAAAAATGGACACTTAGTTGAAGGTTCAAAACCACATGATTTGATTCCAGATTATAAGTTCAAAGTTATAGCGAGATCAGCAAGGTTTGAGCATGGCGATACTCCTGAATAGTGATAAACTAACCCAGCGCGGCTAGCCCGGCCAGGTGAAAAGCAGCTAGTCACTGCCTGCCGCGCCCTTTTTAGACTCCCTTGGACTGAGGTGCCAAAGTGAAATTACGCCCCTATCAACAAGCCGCCGTAGACGCCGCAACGCAGTGGATGAAGAAGTGCATCATGCCTGGCCTTTTAGAATTAGCCACTGGCTCGGGCAAGTCATATATTTGCGCAGCCATAGCCGACTGGGTACACCAGACAAGCGGCAAGCGAGTACTGTGCCTAC